GTGGCGCGACGCCGGGAGCAACCACATCGTAGCTACCGGATATGCTGCGGCGGCCGAAGCTCTGGCCGGTGTTCCCGGGGCGCGCATTGCGCGGGTGGGGGCCGGGACGTCGGGAAGTGAACCGACAGACAACGATACACCGATCGCGGATGCTGTATTTGTCGATATTCAGAGTATCGAATATCCGGCCCCGGCAACGGTTCGGTTCAACTTCACGTTCGGTTATACCGATGCCGTCGGTATGGCGATCCGGGAGTTCGGTCTATACACTTCCGACGGGCGATTGTTTTCCCGCAAGGTTCGGGAACCGATAGAAAAGACGCCCTACATGTCCCTGGTCGGCACGTGGGATATTCACTTTTAATCGTTCGGCTATGAAAAATCTGATGACTGTTTTACTGGTCGTTGCGGTAATCGCAGGATGTTTTCTCTGGAGCCGTCGGCCGGGCTCCTCCATAGAATCGAAACCAGGGCGGACAGATACGGTGGTTGTCCGCGATACGATCCGGGAGCCGATCCCGGTACCAATTGTGCGAACGGTTGTCCGTTACGATACGGTGCGGGTGGCTTTTCCT